GCAGAGTTCGTGCCTGTTCACCCCGACGTGATCTTTGAGCGGGACCGCTGGAAGTGCTGTCACTGCGGCTGCAAGGTCAGCAAGAACTGCGACCCGAACCACGACCGCTATCCGAACCTTGACCATGTGATTCCCATCTCGAAGGGCGGATCGCACAGGCCCGAGAATCTCCAGTGCTTGTGTCGAGCGTGCAACCTGGAGAAGTCCGATTCCCGAGTGAACCTATTCTGATGCCAACTCCTCCGAAGCCTGTTGAACTACTGAAGCTTCAGGGCACATACCGCAAGGATCGCCACAGTGAGCGTGACGGATTGGCCCAGCCCGAAGGCCATGTCCAGCAGCCCAGCAACCTTGATTCTCCCGGACTGCGGATGTGGGCGGTGATCTCCGAGAAGGTCGCCCCGTGCGGATTCCTCACGTCTGCCGATCAGCCGATTGTCGATCTGTGCTGCCGTCTCTGGGGGCTGTTGCAGCAGGCGATGGCGTGTGCCCAGTCTGACCCGATGGACAAGGACGCAAGAGCCTCGGTGGTGGCGTACACGTCGCAATGGATGGCCTGTGCTGGCAAGCTGGGTCTCTCGCCTGCGGATCGCGTCAAGCTGGCACCGGCGACGGCCAAGAAAAAGGACGACGGGGACGAGTTCTTCGGGGCGACTGGATGAGCGACTTCTACTTCGATGATGCGGCGGCAGATCGTGCGTGCCGATTCTTCTCTACCCAGGTCAAGCTGGTCGAGGGTGGCGGTGCGGGATCGGCGTTCACGTTGCAGCCGTGGCAAGCGAAGATCGTCCGCGATGTGTTCGGGTGGAAGCGGCAGGACGGCACGCGACGATACCGGACGGTCTACATCGAAGTCCCGAGAAAAAACGGCAAGTCTACGCTCTCGGCTGGGCTGGCTCTCTACATGCTGCTCTGCGATGGCGAACAGCGGCCACAGGTCTACTCGGCGGCAGGTGATCGAGGGCAGGCCCGCATCGTGTTTGACTCAGCCCGGGCGATGTGCCAGGCGAATTCACGGGTCATGAACGAGGTTCGGCTGCTGCACAATCGCATACTCGCCCCGAAGGTCGGCGGATGGTACGAGGCACTCTCGGCTGAGGCGTACACAAAGCACGGTCTATCGGCGTCGGCGATTATCTTCGACGAGTTGCACGTTCAGAAGACACGCGAACTCTGGGACGTCCTGACGACTTCAGTCGGGGCAAGAAGGCAACCTCTCACTGTGGCAATCACGACGGCAGGCTATGACCGGTCGTCAATTTGTTGGCAGATGCATCAGCGAGCCGAACTGGCAATCGCGAATCCGGCGAGCGATCCATACTTCTATGGTGCGATTTTCGGTGCCAAGCAAGATGACGACTGGACCGATGAAGATGTATGGCGCAGGGCGAATCCCAATTACGGAATCAGCCTGTTTCCAGACTATATACGCGAGCGATGCAATGAGGCGCGACACAATCCCGAGGCGGAAAATACGTTCCGGCAACTGCACTTGAACCAATGGACGCAGCAGGCCGAGCGGTGGATTCAGGTTGATGCCTGGGACAGATGCCAGTCGGACCTGACGATAGGCGACTTTGCTGGCGATCAATGTTGGGCGTCCCTCGATCTTGCATCGACGCGGGACATCAATTCCCTGACTCTGCTTTTCAAACGCGAGGACGATTACCACGTCTTCAATTTTTACTGGATGCCGCAAACGCCACGGGATATTCGCGGAAGATCAGACCGGGTTTCGGTAGATAACTGGGGAAAACAGGGATTGATTAAGCAGACGGACGGCAATGTCACAGACTATCACGTCATCAGTGATGACATCATCGGGCTACTTGATCGGTTCGACATGCAGATTCTCGCTTACGATCCGCATGGCCCAGCGCGGGCATTGGCTCAAATCCTTGTCCAGTCTGGATTCCCCGAAGAGAAACTGCGAGAATTCCGCCAAGATATACGAACCTTTTCTGCACCCTCGAAGGAGTTTGAACGCCGGGTTGGGAATGGAACGATCAGGCACAACGGAGACCCGGTTCTACGCTGGATGGTTGGCAATGTGGCGGCATTCCGTGACTCGAACGACAACATCAGGCCCAGCAAAAGCAGATCGGCAGACAAGATTGACGGGGTGGTCACGACCATCATGTGTATCGGCCTGGCGATCAACGACATGACCAGTGATTCTGTCTACGAAAAGCAGGGGAGTCTCGCTCTATGAACTGGGCTGACATTCGGCGAGGCGTTGCTTCTTGGATCGCGCCCTCATCGCGTGCGATGCCGCAGCAGGTGGCCGACGCACTGCTCTCCCGATCTGCTGCCGGGGTACCGGTGACCGAGGCCACGGTGCTTACGTCGTCGGCGGTGTTCGCGGCCATCCGGATCATCGCCGAGACCATCGGCCAGATTCAGTGGGAGGTCTACGAGCGACGCGGCGAGTCGGACGTTGAGCTCTACGACCACCCGCTGGCGTACTTGCTCGACCGGGAACCCAATCCCGAGATGACTGCGTTCTCGTGGCGGGTGGCGATGCTGACATCGTATTACCTGCACGGGAACATGATCGCCGAGATCGAGCGAGACGGAGCAGGCCGGCCCGTGTCGCTGTGGCCGATCCATCCCGGGCGAGTCGAGATCCACCGCAACGGCGGCGGGCTGATGTACCGCGTCCGCAATGAGACTGGCCAGATCGAAGCCGAGCTTCCCGCGGCCAACATCTACCATGTCCCGCTGATGGCTGGCGACGGCGTGGTCGGGCGTGGGCTGGTGCATCGGGCGAAAGACTCCATCGGCTTGACGCTGGGCATCGAGAAGTACTCGGCCAGCAGCTTTGCCAACGGTGCACAACCTGGCGGGATCCTGCGACACCCGAACAAGCTTACCGATGCTGCCCGGGCAAACATGCGGAGCGAGTGGGAAGCGTTGCATCGGGGGGCCAACAACGCCGGGCGGATTGCTGTGCTCCAGGAGGGCATGGAGTTCCAGGCGATCCAGATGAGCGCGACCGACACGCAGTTGATCGAGCAGCGGCAGTTCCAACTGACGGAAGTTGCCCGCTGGTTTAACCTTCCCCCGCACTTGCTGCGCGATCTTTCGCGAGCGACGTTCGGCAACATCGAGCATCAGAGCTTGGAGTACCTGACGTATACGATCAGGCCGATCACGGTGGCGATGGAGCAGGAGGCCCAACGGCGGCTGTTGACGGGAACCGAGAAGACCACGCACTACACCGAGCTCGACATTGACGACCTGTCACTTGCAGATCGTCAAAGCCGATTCGCTGCGTATGCTGTGGCGCGACAGAATGGGTGGATGAGTGCCAACGAGATCCGAGATGAGGAAGGCATGGACCCTATTCCGGGGGACGAGGGCGACGCGTACTTGGTGAACGGCAACATGGTCCCGATCTCAATGGCCATGTCTGCGACGCCGAAGACGGCACCGGTCGCAAGTCAGACGCTGGTCGTGGATGACGAGGACGACACCGATCCTCCCCAAGACGAGCAGATCCGGGCGGCATTCGTGGAAGTCTTGGCGGGTGCCATGGGCAAGCTGTCGAACAAGGAAGCATTGCAGGCGATGTCGGCGGCGAAGAAGCCCGCGAAGTTCCTCGCGTGGCTCGATGAGTTCTACGGCGATCATCGGTCGGCACTGGTCGAGACCCTCGGCCCCATCGTGCGAGCGTACACGCTGGCAACCGGTCGGCAACTGGATACCGCGGGCATCGTGGAGCAGCACATCCGGCAGCGGCGGGAATCTCTGCTGGAAGTGGCAGGCAAGGCGACTGCTGATCTGTTGCCCGCGATGGTCGAGAACACGGTGTCTGCGTGGAACCTTGATTCAATCAGGTCATTCTCTCGGGAGGTTTGCTGTGAGTGAGCGCGAAGAACGAGCGTTGATTGCCGAGGGGCTCGAACTGCGGGCCGAGGGCGAGACTGGCAAGCTGACGCTGCGGGGTTACGCTGCGGTGTTCAACTCCCTCAGTGAGCAACTGCCCGGGAACAACGGGACATTCAGGGAAGTCATCCGGCCCGGTGCGTTCCGGGACTCGCTGGCCCAGGGTGCCGACGTGCGGTTCCTCTTGAACCACGAAGGGCTCCCGCTGGCCCGCACCACCTCGGGGACACTGCGTCTCAAGGAGGACTCGCGGGGACTCGTCATCGATGCCGACCTCGACCCGAGCGACCCGGACGTACAGCGGATCGTGCCCAAGATCCGGCGGGGCGATCTCTCCCAGATGTCGTTCGGCTTCATCACGAGGCGCGACAACTGGCGACAGGAGAGCGGTGGCCAGGTGCGAGACCTGCTCGCGGTCGATCTGCTCGACGTGTCGGCGGTGACCTACCCGGCGTATCGAGCGACCGAGGTAGCGTTGCGATCCTTGGCCCGTGCTCAGGCAGCCCAGCAGGCTCCATCTCTGGACGCTCTGTATGACCGGCTGACGGTCTCGGAGAGTCGGGCGGCTGTGTCTACTCGCCCCACGGCGGGGATGGCTGCGGCGGCTCGTGAGGGGCTCAGGCTGCATGAAGCCGGGCGGTCGGGGGATGGGCTCAAGGGCGAGACTGTGCGTCGGGCGGGGATCATCTCCCGACGTGAGGCACTGACTCCCGACCATGTGATTGAGATGTCGGCGTGGTTCGCGCGGCATGCGACTGACCGACAGGCCGGCTGGGACAAGGCGGGCGAAGAGACCCCCGGCTACGTCGCGTGGCAACTGTGGGGCGGGGACGCTGCCCGCGATTGGAGCACCGCCAAGGCGAAGGCTCTGAAGTCCAATTAGATTTGGCGTTGACGGTCGCCACCTGGGTGGTACGATCGTCGCATTGATACCTTCCGCGAGTCGAGCACCGGTCACACGACCGCCTCGGTGAGCGTGAGCAGTCGAGATATCCCGGCCTAAGTCGGGCATCACGATTGCCAGCAGGTGTGTGTTTTGCACCCTGTCGGCGACCGATGCCCGCACGTTCGGACAGTCGCTGACTCTTTTCCAAAGGAGAGCGACATGCTCGAAGAGTTGCTGAACAAGATCCGCGAGAAGCGGGCTGCGTCTCTGGCCGAGGCCGAGACCATCGTCACCAAGGCCGGGGCTGAAGCCCGTGCGGTCACGGAAGAGGAGAACAAGTCGTACAACTCGGCGATGGCGGCTGCCGATGCGGCCCACGTCGAGGAGCAACGGCTGGTCAAGCTGATCGCCGATAAGGCCAGCCTCCAGACTCCCGAGGGACGGAAGACCTCCCCGGCTGCTCCCGCTGTGCTGGTGCCCGTGGAGAAGACTGTCGTGGCTCCCCGGCTGCTGCGGTCGGCGAAGGTTCGGAACTTCCGTGCTGATGGTGGTGTGTCGGCTGAGGAGCGGGCGCACGCTACCGGCCAATGGCTGCTGGCGACCATCGGCGGAAACACGCGGGCGGCTCAGTGGTGTCACGATCACGGGATCGAGGTTCGCGGTACCTCCCCGCTGACGACGACCACCAATTCGCTTGGCGGCTACCTGGTGCCCGAGGTGCTGGAGTCAACGATCATCGACCTCCGCGAAGAGCGGGGCGTGGCCCGTCGCTCGGTGCGAGTGATGCCGATGGCGTCCGACTCGGTGGTTATCCCCCGGCGTGCGTCGGGCGTCACTGCCTACTTCGTCAACGAGAACTCGGAGATCACCGCAAGCGACAAGGGCTGGGACGCTGTGTCTTTGTCGGCCCGCAAGCT